CATGCCGCCTTCAGACATCATGACTGGACCGGTCTTCTTATCGGTCTCAGACACCATCTTGTTCTTGGGGCCGCTCATTACTGCACCACCGCCGCGCGTTGCCGCGCCCATTCCACGTCCAGCCATTTTAACGCTCCTTTTTCATTGCACGGCCTTTTGAATCAGCCGTCTTACGCATTAAAGCACGACCTGTTTTATCAGTCATGCCACCAGTTTTCATCTTACCTACGCCATCAGCGGCAAAAGCCGGCACTTTCTTGCCGTCCTTCATGACCATCTTCATCTTTGTGGTTGTCGCCATCACTGCTCCTTACTTTGCTTGTTGAATAAGTTGATCAATTTTTGCTTCAAGACGATTAAAGCGTTGGTCAATGTGGTCAGTAACTCTTTGCACTTCTGAATTAGTTGCGTAATCACGTGCGATCTCCTCTCGTGTTTTGTTTAACAAGATGTCTATCCGCTTGATTTCTTCAATTCTTTCGCGAATAAAAAACCACAATCCGCCGAGTGCGACGGATAAAATGGTTGACCAAATTACGCTAATGTCCATCAGCATTTCCAGCGCTCCAAAGCGGCCGCCTTGCGGGTAGGCTTGCCTTTTTCATCTTTCATGGGCCCCGGCATACCGCCCATGCGTGCGCAGAACGAATCCTTGCGCTTGCCGCCTTTGGGCTGGGGTGCTTTTAAGTTACTGCCTGTTGCTGCGTTGTACTTGGCACGGCCTTTGGCAGTCAAGCCCGCCCCCTTGGAGACGGGCAATTTCTCGCCACGACCTACCGAAAGGGAAGGGCCTTTCTTAGCCATAGTAGATATTAACCGCATACAAGTTGCTCATGTAAGCATAAATAGCGTTGACTGCCAAAACACCTTGATCAGGAACGTCAGGGGCATTGTTGAAAATGTCCGTGGCAGACACCTCATAGGTCAACAACCAACGATTGTTTCCGCTGACATAGACAGCTGCTGGGGTGCCAGTAATGGTCCCTGAGTTGATGTCCGTAAGCGAAAAAGAATTGGCATCTATTCGGGTAATGGAATAGTTGCCATCTGTTGCAGTGCCGCCTGTTCCATCCGCATAGTGGATTCCTACCACATCCCCCGTTGCCAGCCCGTGGGCCGTCTTAGAGACTGTCACCGTGGTTCCACTACGCCCGTATGTAACACTTGAGGTTACAGGAGCAGCCGTAGTGTCAAAGATTACCAGCTCACCCGCGTTGGCAGTGCCAACGAAGGAGAGGCCCCTGATACGGTTGCGGCCCATTACCAGAAAACCACTGGCGTTTAAATGCGCTTGTTTTACATTGGTCGCCATAGTGGGCTCCTAGTTAAGCGGTACGTGTGAAAACGTATGCTGTGGCACTAGAGAACATGATGGTGAAGCGGCCAATACCGGTCACGCCATTAAGAATGGTCAAGTCACCAAAGCTGGCAGCGGTATCCACAGCAGCGGAAGACAAAACGCCGTTGGTTGCAACAGCGATGGTCACGGGGTTTGCACCAGCAGTGTTGTCAACATACAGCTCCAACACGGTGCCGCGAGTTGCGCCAAGAGCAGTACCAAGGTCTGTGCCAGTGGGCAGAGTGATGGTTGTGGCAGCAGCAGAGGTAGATGTGATGTAGCCGGTAGCGACTTGTGCAGCAGTAGCTGTTGCAGTAGCGTTGATTGCGGCAGTTGTGGGGTGATTCTGGTCAGTGAAAACCAGGTTAGTAGTCGTCAGATTTGTGACGCTGGTAGTAACGCCAAAACTAGCGTCAACAGTGACGTTGCCAGTAGTGGGGCCTACAGTGATGGATTGAAAGCCGTTCTGCGATCGAACTGGGCCGGTGAACGTGGTATTTGCCATGATCTTTCCTTACATACAAGTGAAGTGCATTGATCTGTATGTCGTCAGCCGGGACTGTTCAATGCACCGGAAACCCCGGAATGCCCTAAATATACACTAAATCTTTCCGGCGTCAAACACCGTTTTGTCACATTGCCGGAAAAGAATATTGGGTATGCGCTATAAAATTCATCGTGTTGATCTAGGCTGTTTGGACGCACAGATGGCGCTATCTCGACTTCAAAAACAGTGTTTACCCTATGATGACCCCGCTTCTACAACATCTGGCTACTGGTGGCTCGTTTATTCTGAAGATGGCCTTCCGGTTGCTTTTGCTGGTCTTGTTCCCTCTCAGCGTTGGAGTGATTGCGGCTATCTGTGCCGCGCAGGCGTTTTATCGGCTCATCGTGGACAAGGAATACAGAAAAAACTTATTCAAGTGCGTGTCCGACAAGCCCGTGCCCTAGGTTGGAACTGGGTCATTACGGATACAAATGACAACCCCGCATCGGCTAACAGCCTAATAGCTAGGGGCTTTAAAATGTTTAACCCAACTAAACCCTGGGGTGCCAGTATGACCCTTTACTGGCGGCTTAAGCTGGGTTAAGCCTTGTATATGCCTTATAAAGACCTCGAAGTCCGCAAAAGCAGGCAAAAAGACTACGCTGCCAAGCATTACAAGAAAAATACAGAAGAAGTCAAGGCAAAAATCAATGAAAAACGGTCTTCCATGCGCAAGGAATGGAAAAAATTTAAAACAACACTCTACTGCTCTAAGTGTGGGTTTAATCATCCCGCCGCTTTGGATTTTCACCACACAGACCCCAAAACAAAAACTGGAAGCGTCAATCAGTTTGTAAGCGACGGCCAGTACAAACGTGCAATGGAGGAGGTAAAAAAGTGTATTGTTCTATGCGCAAACTGCCATCGCATACATCACCACGACGAGCGGCACGCGGCCAAAAAGAAAAAGAAAAAAGGGGCCGAAGCCCCCTAATATTCGCTGTTCGCGAATGGCAAATTACTCTTCGTCAATTTGCTTTTTGCTGTCAAAAACAAACACGGCTACGTTGAGGTCAGAAGTTTGCTCATCTTCTTCAACTTCTTCTTCTTCTTCTTCTTCTTCTTCTTCTTTTTCATCCGGCATTACGACTTCGTAGTCTACGCACCAGCCGTATTCTCTCTGGAACTCAATAAACTCTTGGATGATCCGGATTTTATCAAAGTCGCTCGTTTCGACCGTTATCGTCTCGTTCTCAGCGCTCCAGTCGCTGATGTCAATTTTTACTGTGTACATGCTGACTCCTGTAGTCGTTAAATACAGCATTAGCGCTGTAAGGGCATCCTAATTGCCCTGTATGAACCTTAGAAGACAAGAAAAAAGGCCCCTTTTGGGGGCCTTTCATAGAAACCGAAGTTTCTAACTGGTTAAGCAGCACCAGGCGAACCAAACAAGCCGCGTGGATCGCTGAAGCCAAAGCTATAGCGCTCACGAGCCTTGTAACGGACGTTGCCGGTGTCAAAGTCGCCTTCAAAGCCAGTCTTCATGGACACGCGCTCGAACATCTTCATGCCGTTAGGAGCGTCAGTCTTAATGAAGAACGCGTCTGGGTCGGTCAAGAAGTTGTTCACCACGTAGCCTTGAGGAACCATGCCCATGTTGCGGATGGCGTTGACATCGTTGTCAGCAGTACCAACGCGGAGCGTGGACTTCATGATACGGTCAGCAGTAAACATCAGCTCTTTAGGGATGATCAACTTCAAGCCTTGAACGGCGATCTTCAAGCCGCGTTCATCGGTGAACGCTGCGATGTCGATCAGAGCTTGTTCCAAGGAGGTCTCGGACAAGTCGGCGGCCGTAGCCAAGGTGTTGGACAGGTTTGGACCTGACAGAGTTGGGTGGTTGGTTGCGCACAAAGCAACACCGTCGCCACCGATAGAGGTAGTGAAAGCGTTGTTCAGCACAGCCGCAGCCTTGATCTGCTTGGTTTGAGCCATAGAACGGGCCAAAGCCTTGGTGTAGCGAGCAGACAAGCGGTCGTAGAGGTTATCTTCAACAGCTTCTTCTGTCAGCGAGAACGCCAAAGCGATAGTCTCGTGGGTGTAGCGAGCAGTGTAGACCTCTTGAGCTTGGTCGTATGAAACGCCCGCGCCCTCGGTCTTCACAGGAGCTTCGCCGAAGCCCGATTCCATTACCTCTTCTTCAAATGCACGGTCAGAAGATTCGATGGAGTAGATTTGGGTGTGTTGGTTCTCGTAGTTTTTATACTCGAGGCCGAACAGAGCATTGAGACCAGGCTCAAGCTCTTTCACCAGTTGTGCGCGTGAAATTGCCATTTATGTTCTCCTTATTGACCAGCAACACCTGCACTACCGTACACGTGTTCGTTGATCTTAACCACTACCACGGCGAAAGAGCCGTACTCGTTACCTGGGACGTTGTACAAGCCAACGGTCTT